TCTCGTTTAGGATATTTCCACTTCCAGCCGCATCTTATGCAGTATTCATTATTGCGATCTGGTTGACATTCTATCATCATGCTGGTTCTATGGTAATTGTTTCCGGCCCTTCACCATAGCAGGCCAATACTGCCATATAATCAACTTTATTCAGAGTAACCACACCGTTAATAAGGGCATCATCGCAAGAATCATACGCATCAGATTGGTATGTCCATTTTGTTCCACTATAAGGGTAAGAACCAGCCTTACCAACAATTACTTGCCAGACTGTTGAACTATAAAGCAAATCTGCCTCAATAAAATTAAAGCATGGTATAAACGGTTCATGTGAATAATCCTCATAATTATAAAAATACGTGCAGTACGACAGATGGTCAGCAACATATTGTCCCGTGAAAGATGGACAATCTTCACACAGATTGTTTGTAAGTCCAAAGTCACCCAAATCAATTAAGACGGATGAATGTATTATACAATCCCCACACATTATGGGAGGGTTTACACAACAACACCTTCTTCTCCCCATCCCCCTTGCCGCCGACAGCTTTCCAGCCCACCACGGCTTCGGCGGCGCAGGCTTCGGAATCTCGATAGCATCGTTGCCGAGTACGTATAAGCCTGATTCACGTTGTCGGTATCGCTTCGCCATTGTCAACTCGCCGCGCAAGGCATTTCATAGATGTACCATTTGTCATCATCCTCATGCCACTCGATGTAGCAAACAGTGTTGTCGGCCCCCGAAAATCCACCGCTGCTACTGGGGTTCAACTGAATGTAAACCGTCAAGTCCGAACTACTTGACGTGACCGGCGACATTCCACCGTCGGTCGGCGTCACGTTGTCCACGTTTATGCTGGAATCCGTGGCCTCGATTCCGCCCGCATCGTCTATCTGGCACTTGCACCGTTTCGCTCTCTGGTGAATCTGTTTAATCGCCGCCGTCCCGTCCCCCAGCACTTCCGCCAGACCCAGCGCGCCGTCGTTGCCCGCCCCAGCGTCATCCTTCCCCACCGCCCGCTTGTCGCCGATGGTGTCAGTCACCTCGATTGTCCAGGGCGTCGATTCGTCGATGATCGTCCCGTCCGGCTTGCAAACGTAAGCATCGGCAGTCCCGCCAGGAGTCAACGATTCCTTCAACATGAAGGGGATCGGGCCTGTAGTGAAACCCAGCCGCACCAACGCCCAAACGACCGTGCCCGCTCCGCTACCCTCGTCCTCCCGCCAAAGTATCCGCGACCCGCTCGGCCCGGTCCCCAGGTAGCAGGTGTAGTCGCCGTCAGTCTCGCCCTCGATGATGTCACAATACTGGTCGTCGGCACCGTTGACGTAGACGCGGACCTGGACCATGCCCGACGCCTTGACTTCGCCCGGCTTGCCGCTCTTGATTCGCCCCAACGCCACGCACCATTTGCCCTTGTGGGTATCGGGGTCGGGCGTCTCGCCCACGATGTTAAGCTGCCAATGCAGTTTCCAACGGTTACTTCCCGCCGTGGTGCCGGGGGTGTAGGTCGCGGTCGGTCCTCCAATGCCCATGACGCCGTACTGAGGCACATCGGCCCCGGTGTCGTTGCGGGCGAAGGTCTTGGGGAGCGTTTCCTGTGGCCGGTCCAATTCCGCCAGCCGTGCAATAATCGCGTTGAACGCGGCTGCGGTTATCACATCGCCGGTTTGTACTTCATGCAAGTCCGACATAATTACCACGCTCCGGCAGGATATTGAACGTAAGCGTTGCCGTCTTCGTCATAGGCGGTTTCCCACAGGCCGGTGGCCGCTCGCCAAAACTTGTTCCACCCAAAGGGATTGATGACTACCTTGTAGGTGTAGCTGTACCGCGTGCCGAGTTCGTAATCGGTATGGGACATGACAAACGGCGGGCTGTACAATCCGGTGCCCGCCGCGTAGGAATACGGCAGGATGTAGCAATTCTTTCCGGCGGCGTTTACGGTGCCGATGTTGGAAAAGGGGTTTGAGGGCGCGGTCGTGGCCCGCGACACACTGACAACGTGCAATGCGCCAAGAACGGGCATCCGAAAATGGGCCTCGGCGGGCGTAATCGGTTCGCCGTCGCTCCACAGCAAACCTTCCGGCGGGCAGACGTAAATCTGATGCGGCAGTATGGACTCGTCCATGTAGACGCTGTTGACCCAGCGCGGCCCCCAGGTGTCGTAGTAGACCCGCAAAATGCACTCGTCGTAGCTTGCCAGAGTGGCTACGCCGCCGATAATGCCGCGCGATTCGGGCTTGACCTTGCGGACGATGGCCGCCGTGGTGCCGTCGGCGTGCGGATAGCCCCCGGCGGACTCGCTGTACAGCCAGCTAATCATGCTCGCGCGGTCGGTCCAGGCGCACACCAACAGCCGCTCGGCCCGGAATTGCAGACCGTGCCGCCCGTCGGGGTGTTCGTACCATTCGCCGTTGATGGGCGACGGGTCGATTTCATGGTAGGACGGTGGCATTTATCCAAACCTCGCCGGTTGCGGGTTGTCGCGCAACCCTTTGACAATATCCAACAGTTCGTCCAACTTGCGGGTCAACTCTGTCAAGTCCGCTCCCGGTTGCTGCTGACCGTCGAAACCGAAATTGGACATCGTATCATCCCACTGTCGGGCCATGCCGCCGGGCGATAATCCATCAGTTCCCGTTCGATCACGGCCGCTGCGTTGTCTGGCCCGTTCCTGCACTCGCCGCTGGCGCTCCCTTAACGCTTTCTCTCGCGGGGTTGACGTTTCCCACTCAACTTCATCCAAGGCACCTTCCCACGCGGGAGGCTGCGGCAGGGGAGGCGGAGCGGGCTGTTGCGGCCCTTTCGCGCCCGGCAGGGGCGGCGGCTGTTGCCGTTCCGGTCGTTTCTGTTCGTCCGGTTCCCGGTAAGGTTCCTTGGGGGCGATAGTTGGCGACTGCGGAATGGGAGCGACGGGTCGCGGGATGTCTTTCGGCGGCGCGGGCCGCGCGGGTGCAGGTGGTGCAGGCGCGGGCGTTGCTTTTTCGTCCGGCTTCGGTCGCCGCCACGGCGGTTTTTCCAACTCCTCCAGCGGTATCGGGTACGGTATCTGACGATCCGGTTCTCGATTGGCGAACTCCGGCACCGAACGCGGCGGGGCGGGTTCCTTCCCGCCCCCGTCGCCAAAAGCCTTGCCGGGCACTTCCTGTTTCGGCAAGTCAGGCACGATCTCCGGCGGCGGCGTGCGTGCAATTCGCTTCAAGTCCTCCGGTTTGAGGAGAAACGTCTCGTCGGCTCTTTGCCGTTGCCGTTCCTCCATGCGGGCCTTCGCCCACTCGACGCGCAGCGCGGGGTCTTCCGGCCCTTCGTCGTCGGCGATGTCGAACTTCGCCGGATCGAGCGGAGGCAATTCAGGCTCCGGTTGCGGTTGTTTGTCTTCGTCCGTAGGCGTCATTCGCTGGGCCACCATTGGGTTCCATCGGGTTTCTTGATATAGCCCTTCACGCCGCCGACGGTGGAGTTCCATCTGGCGACGGAACGGAACACGGTCGCCTCGGGCGCGTTGTCCTCGCCCCGCACAACCACCTTTACGGGCCGAGCCAACACGCGCATCCACTCCAGTTCCCAGAACGTGGTGGACGTGCAATAGGCTTTGTAAATGGCGTCCGTTTGCAGGGCGGGCATGTCGTCCAGGTCGTCCAAATACTGATCGAACGTCAACGTCGCGGAGAGCGGTCCGGCGGCGCGTTTCGGCCATCCGCTGTCGCCGGCAAGCCATATCGGCTTGGCGGTCTTGGCCTCCAACAGCAAGTCCCAATCGCCCAGTCCGGCCACGCTGTCGCCGCCGATCTTGATGTCGCGGACAATGGAACTGGAAGGCGAAGGAACCACAACCGCGTCCTGGCTGTAAGTCCCCTTGGTGAGGGAACCGTTGCCCTCGATAATCAGGTCATGGTAATACATCTCGCTCTGTTGGGAGCGGCAGAAAATATGGGCCGAGCGCACGATCGCCCCGCTGGCCGCGCTCTGCCAGCCCTCGTCGTCGCTGTCCACGGCCGCGAAGGTCAACAGGTCATTGGGCAACACCAGCGGCGTATGGCCGAAGGCGCGGACCTGTGCTTTCCAATCCTTGTTGGAATCGGCCAACACTTCCGCGCCGTCCGAATCGCTGCACGCCACGGCGTTGTCTTGCGAGTTTTTTTCGAGCTGAAAAAGCCCGATGCACGGCACGCCGTTAAGCGAAAAATTGGTTCCGGTTTTCATGTGTCATTCTCCCGTCAGGCTGCGTATTGCAGGCCGGTGATTTTGATGTTGTTGGTGTTGGATGCACTGCCGTTGGATACGGTGGTGTAGGCGACGGCGTTGCCGGTAATGGGCGTGGTTGTGCCGGTATTTTTCGCCCAGCCCCAGGCGTTGCCCGCCGAAAGAAACACGGCGAGGAGAACGGCGTCATCCGAATCCCAAAAGACGATCTGCGACTGGCGGGTGGAACCGGCCCCAATCAGGACGAGATTATCGCCGTCGAAAGTCTGGTCGTAGGTCGTAGGGGCCTGAACCACTACAGCCGTATCGTCGGCAGGCAGGGAGTCGCCAGCGCCGCCGTCGATTGCCATTGTGTCGCCGGTAACGGTGCCCGTCATGTTGTAGCGGCAACCTGGCTGTCCGGTGCCGTCGTCCGCCCAATGCACGTCGTAAGTGCCGGTGGTCAAACCGTGGCCCGCCGTCAATACGACATCGGCCGCATTCGCGTACACGTTGTCCAGCGTGCCCGCCTTGCCTACCGCGAGCGTAGCGTCAACCGGGTCGATGCCCGTGGTCGCCGTTTTGGCAACATTGCCGGCGACCGTTATGCCCAATGCCGTAACAGATACTTGATAACTGCCGCTGAGAGACATAATGATATTCCTTTGCGTTAGAGTGTTTTGATGTCTTCCGTCTTGACGGCCAGCGCGACTACGGCCTCGCCGACCGATACCCATTGCTTTGTGCCGCGATTCAATTTCTCGTTGTCCAGCGGAGTTGACGCGGGCGCGAGCGAAACGGCCGTAACGATCTTGTATCCCTTCCACGTCACTGTTTCGCGCATCTTCTCGGTCCAGTTCGCCGATCCGCAACACAACGCCCACAGACACCGCAGCAACAAACCCTGCATCTGTTGGCCGGTGCCGATCTCAATTCCCAGCCGCATCTTGAACGTGCTGTTGCTGGTGTCGTGATTGACCGTCGGTTCCAATCCGTTCAACACCACCTGGCAACGCGGGTAATCCGCAGACGCCGGGTATTCGATGTCCGGGTCAGGCGCTTTTTCGTTCGCGCCGTCGGCGCTGTACCGCACCTGTTTCCGCGTGCCGTGGGGAAACAACGCCAGAAACACCGCGCTCTCCTCCAGAGCATCCCAAAAGGCGTCGTATGCAAGCTCAAACGGGCATTGCTCGGCCATTACTCGACGCCCTCCATTTGCAGTTTCTTTCCGGCAATCAGTTCCAACGTGTTCAAGGCGTCCATGTAGTCCGCTCTCAGCGGCGTCAGAGGATTGCCGTCCTGGTCGTAACGGAACACGCCCCGGCCCGTGCTGAGGTTGTATCCGGCAATCCGGCGGCACACGTCCTTCAACGTGTAGGGCGTCGCGCCGCTAACGGAAATCGGCAAGCGGTAATTTAAATCGCTCCGTCGCAGCCGGTCGTCGATATATGCCGAGGCATAGGCGATTGCCGCCGTGATGCGCGCGGTAATGCTCGTCGCGTTGGCGTCGTCGTCTAAGTCCGCCCAGTCCACGACGTTGGTCGCGCCGTAACGGTCCTCGATGTCGTCTCGCGTGCAATATGCCATTGTTTATTCCTCCGCCGGTAAAATCGCGCCGTCGGACAGCCGCCGCGCGCGGCGCGGGGACGGAACCACGATGCCCCGCGTTTTGTTGTCGTTCATGCGGGCCTGGATCACGGCCATGTCGTATGCCGCCTTGACGTTGCGCAAGTCCTCGCCCTTCATGCCGGTCGTTTGGGCCAACTGCTTCTCGCAACAACGCAGAAAGGCGTCGTATATGCACTCGTCCAGGTCGATGGGATCGGATATGACGTATCGAACGCCAGCCAACGAAACCGGAGCGGCGTAACCCAAGGTCAAGGTCTGGGCTTCCGTATCGACCGTCGATATGGTCTGCTGGAAAACGTAGGGATTGGGGCCGTTGCTGCCGGTGGGCTTGACCGTCGCCGAATCCGAAAAGCGGATGATCGACCCGGCGACGATCGACTTGAAGGCCGTGGCCGCGCCGACAACGGTTGCGGACCCGGACGTGCATGTAACCGTGCCCTGACAGTTCCAGGCGTCTTGTCCGGTGACGGCCAACCGCCGGGGCTTGCATTTCATTACGAAGTCGTATTCCGTAGCCGTGTTGGGATACGGCGATATGTACAACGCCATCGTGCCGAGGCGATTCGGAGCGGGGCCGATCGTCCAGTAGCGGGTCGTGCCCGTGAGCGTTCCGTACTTTTCATACAGATGCCAGTCCTCGAAGGTGATGTAGCGGCCGACGCACCATGCGTTCCGTTCTCCGGGCGACCACGCGGCGGCGAATTCGGCGGGCAGGGCGTACCAAGACTTGCCCAACTTGTAGGTTGCGCCGCTGGCGTCCGCTTCCGGCACGCGCGGCGAGCGAAGCGTAAACTGGGTGGTGGATATGATTTGGTCCACGTCGCACGGCAGGGCGTTGTCGCCCAGGCGGAATTGCGCGTCGGCGGCCCACGTGGGGACAGTTGCCCCGGATAGCGTCACCAGATACGGATACGCCCCGCCGCTTGCCTGATAGGTCGCGGTGCCGTCGGATTGCGGTGCCACGAGCGGCACCCGCCAACACCGCCGCAGGCAATTCCAATCGCGGAGCGCGATGACCTCACGCAACGCCGCCTCCACTGCGTAGCGCACCGACTCTTCGCCCCCGACGGGCAAAACGCGAGCGGAGATGAATTGCTTCATCATCACCAACACGTCTTCGTATGTGGCGGCGAATGGCGCGGTCATGGTTGGTATCCTTTATTTGCCGAACAGCTTGACGTTTCCCGCCGGGCGGGGACTTCCGCTATGCCGGTCGCGGTGTTTCTCGATGATGTCGCGTTTCGTTTTCGCGTCCACCTTGCCGCCGTGGACTTCCTTGATTTCCTTTTCCACGTAAGGCATGACCACATGCGGCGCGACGCGATACGGTTTTTCCAGCTTGGCGTAATGCTCGTCGCGGATGGAACTGCGGTGCGTTACGGCCCCGTCCACGTCGCGGCCCAGTTCTTCGGCCTTGCGCTTGATTTCCGCGCGATCCCCGCACCACGCTTTCGGGGAGAACATATCGCCCGTGGGGCACAAGCCGGGCTGGAATCTCTTGCCGGAGACGTTCACGCCCGCCGCGCGGGCCTTTGCGTAGGCTATCTTGCGGCTGGCGTCGTCGGGCAATCCGTCGTCGATGTGCGAACCGGCCATGAACGCCGTGTCGGTTTTCAGGATCGGGATGGAAAACTTCTTGACCATCAAGGCTTCGCAATTCGGGCAGAGTTGCTTGTCTTTTTGCGCTTCGAGATCGGCCAAGCGGATGTACCGTTCGTCGTAAACGCCGCATTGCGGACAGGTGAATTCGTAGACTGGCATTACATGGTTCCTGGCGGTGGTGAGGTTACGGGTTTACGGGGACCGCCCGCCGCGCCAAGCCAGTACATCGGCAGCGCGCCGGGGTCGAGCGGTTGGGCCGGTTGTTCGCCTGCCGCTTCCGGCGGCTGGCCCTCGGCAGGTGGAACGGCGGGCGGCGCGGCGGCTTTCTGCGCGATGGCCTCTCGGATTTTCTGAATCACCGGCTCGGTCGGCATTTCGTAGGCGTCGCCCACCATCCGAACCAGGGCCAGATACGGCTCCAAGTTGCCGAGTTGCAGACTGAGCGTGAACGCCTGTTGTCCCAGCATGTTGTAAAGCTGTTGTGCGTTTTCCTGTTGCAGTTGTTTATTGCGCCGCCGACCGCTTCCCGCCTCGACCGTGTATTCGCACTCCGAAGCAGCCAACCATGGGTCGTCGGTCATCGCCAACTCCACCCAGTGCTGCGTCAAGGGCGCGGCGGCATAAGAGAGCGATTCCGGCAGGTCGTCCGGCTCGGCGGGCCGGACGCTGTATTGCGGCGCGACGGCCGCGCTGAACTCATCCGTCGGCGGTTGGCCTTCAAGTTGCGGTTGGCCTTCCGGCGGCATGGCTTCCGTCGGCTCGACGTGCAGGATTTGTTCGCCGAACAGGGGCGCGATCGTGAACGCCGAGACCAACTGCCGGGCGGCTATCGCCTCCAAGGCCGCTATCTCGCTCTCGTGTTGCTCCACCTTGTCGGCGTATTCGTCCGGGCGGCGGCTCAGTCCGGCTTGCCGCATGGATGTCGCGGCGGCTGAACGCTCCTGGGTTTTCGGATTGGACCCGTGCAGCGACGGATCGAGTCCGGTAATTTCGCGGAAGGCCCTGTCGGCCAACTCCAACAACCGAAACACCCCCTCGTCCACCGGCGGGTCTTGGACGAAGGCGATAAACTTCTCGACCGCCTCGCCGACGTTGCTCTCCATCGCCTGGACAAAACTCACGATGTCGAAACTCTGAATGGCGGCCTTTGTCTCTTCGTCCAGCGCCGTCGAGGTTACGACGGTGATTTTTCCGGCCCGCACGCCGCGAGCCATCAAGCCGCGCATAATCAAGTCGATGAACTCTTGCAGGATAATGGCCGGTTTCAACGGCGGAGTGGGCCACGGGCAATCGCTGCGCGGGCGGAAATCCAGGCACCGCATGGGCCACGGGTTGGCGACGTTTCCGTAGGTCTTGATCGGCCATGCCAACATGGCTTGCAACGATTCGCGGAACCGGGCCGGGGCGGCGGGGTCGATTTCGGCCTCCAGCGTTTCCGGTTTGATTCCCAACGGGTGGTCGATGCCGGGGATAATGGCGAAGTGGACGTATGGTCCGCAGGCGTCGAAGGCGTCCTTCAACGCCCCGGCGCGGGTCATTTCATCCGGGGCGGTGGCAAGTTTGTGGCCGATGCCCATGACGCTCCAGATTTCGTAGTATCCGGCGCGATCCGATACGGACGAATCCAGCGGGCGATTGTTTGCCTCCGCCGCCGACAACGCCAGACTCGACGTGGCGGTGCCGCTTATGTCTTCGACCGATTCGCCCCATAGCTCGGCGATCTTCCAAACCGGGGCCTCGCGGTAGCGGATGATGTACGACGCCTCGCGCAAGGTGCGGCAATCCGGGTCGATGTAGAGATTCTTCGCCGAATCGTGATAACAGGCCGGAACTTCGCCGCTGGGGCCGTCGATGATCTCCACCCAGCGGACTCCACGCCCCCTGCCCGCCGCTTCGCGGACGCACTTTTCCGATTCCTCCTTGGCGTTGTAGACTTTCGGAAACCAAGACAAGGCGGACTGCATGAGATACGACAGCATCGTATCCCGCTTGCGCATGGCCCCTTGCATAACGCTGATGTCGGGATACTCGTTTTCCAGTTCCGGCGGAACCTGGCTGCGCGACGGCTGCACCAGCCGATTGGGAACGGAAGCGCAGACGTAGGGCGTCATGTCGTCGATGAACAACTGCGTGTAGTTCAAGACCGTGAACTGCCGATCCCACGCGACTTTGGTTATGTCGTCGGAAACATAGATGGTGCGCGGCAAGCCTGCATCGCCCGCGTACTTCATCACCGCGTCCGCGTCGTCGTCGAAATCGCGTCGGCGGGCGTTTTTGCATTTGTCTATTTGCGCCGTCCAGAGAGCGGCAATCGAGTGCAGATATTCCTTGACGGTGGTTTCGGGCATGATTATTCAACCTTCGGCGGTCGGCCGCGTTTGCGCGTAGTCGCCGGTTCGGCGGTCCAGTTCAACACGGCATATTCCTGGCTGGCCTCCAAGCGGAGCATTTTGGTTTCCAAGTCCGCCATGCGGCGGTCCATCTCTTGCAGCCACAGTTCGCGGGGGGAAATGACGAACACGCCCCGGCCCGGTTCCGCCCAGGCGCGGGTCGCTTCGACCATCGGATCATCGACGTGCATGCACTCGTGGCGCGGTCGCCATGCGTCTCCCATCCAGATCAGCAGGTCGCAGCCCTTGGTTTTCGGCTGCGACACCTTGCCGTAAAGCCATTGCGAACGGTGGGTGTGCGGATCGGGAGACCACAGCACTTCCGCGCCGCTCTGGATTTGGGAGTACAACTTGTCGTGAAAGGCATTCATGGTTTACCTCGATGGTTGCGGGACTTATGCCGAAGCCGCATGGCGACGGCGCAATTTGCTTCGTTTCCTTCGGTCGCGGAGTATTTCGTATGCCGTCGGCGGCGGCTTTTCCGGCTCGCACGCTTCCGGGACGTGGTAGCCGAGCTTCGCGGCGGCCGCGTATTCCGCCGTATCAATCCAGTCGCAGGGAACTTTCGGGTCTTTGTGCCGCTTCTGCGGATTCTTGGGGTCGGTCTGCGCCGAACGGATTTGTTTGTCGAGCAACGGCATACGGCAGCGGAATACCCGCAACTTGCATGTGCCTTCATGCGGTCCCGTGCCCCTGACTTCCATCGTGGCCGTCAAGGCCAACTGCCGGGCGTAGATGTCGGATACGCTGGGGATGAATCCGTTGACCGGGCCGTAACGGCGAATCTGCACTCCCGCTTCCTTCAACGCTTGCTGGTGTTCGTAGCCGACGGTGGTTTGGTCGCGGGTGTCGTTACGGTGTTTGAGCATGATGGCGTCAAACACGACGGCTTCGTACTTGAAACCGCACTGCCGGGCCTTGATTTCGGCGGCGCACTTTTTCGGGTTGGCCTCATTCAGCTCCACGCCGTCGTAAATCGTCATGTGCCGCTCGATGGGGTCGATGGCGACGAACAGCGCCACGCAATGCTTGATGCCGGGGTCGATGACGACGTAGCGGGCGTATTTCGCCGGGTCGATGGCGAACGGATCGCAACCGTGGCCCGTGCCGTCATGCGCGTTGCCCAGCGGCTTGTATTCGTAGATGGCCCGCACGCGGGCGGCCGGTATGCCGAAATAGCGGGTTTGCACGTCGGCGTCCGACAGTCCGGCGCGGAAGGAGGCGCGGGCTTCCGAGGAAAAATAGGCATTGTCGTCGATGCGGTAAACGAACTGGCGAACGTCGCTCGATTCGGGATCGGCTTCCGCTTTGTCGCGCAAGTCCGAAAGCCGGATGTTGGCGACCTGCGCCGTGGCGGCCCATACGCCCTTGGGACGCTGGGCGAATGTTTCCCATATCCGCGTCAAACCGCGATGCGCTTCGTCGTAGAAACGCGGGTCGGGCATTTCCTCGTCGAAGTAGGCGTAGTTGTAATGCGAACCTCGGTCCGGCTCGCCGGCCGCCGACTGGAACATCATCCGCCAGCCGTTGGTCAGTCTGATAAGTCGCGGCACTTCCGGTTCGTCGAAACTGGCGTGGAGGACCATTCGCGGCGGTATGAGCGGCGGGGCGTCAAACCACTTTTCCCGCATGGATTCATCGTATGGCTGCAAACACGTCGGGTTGGCGCGGTCCCATCGCACGCTGCGCGGCAGCCCCGTGAATTCATCCTTGACCAGCTTGAACGAGCCTTCGCAAAACAGATTGCGGTACATTAGCCGCAGGTGCTTGCGCTCCAGGCCGACAAACATCGCCAAGCCGTTGCGCGGCGGATAGGCGTTGTGCGGATGCGTGCCGGTCGCCGCAAACGCGCTTTCGGCGCTCGCGGCCAGAGTTTTTCCGGCGCGGTTCGATCCATCCACAATCCGCCAGAGCGCATTGCAGGAATGGAATAGAGCGGAAAGCGGCAACGGTTCGTATAGGGCAATGGCCTCCATCTCGCGGGCCAGCAATTTCTTGACCCAGCGGATTTTCTTCGCTTGCAACTGTTCGATCGTGTCGCCGGGAGGCGGACTGCGCATGGACGCCACGGCCGCGTCAAAGCGGTTCAGCGCGTCGGTGCCAAGCGATTCAATTAAACTCACGTCCGCTACTCCGCTTCTTCCTCGGACCGTTCGATTTGCCGGTCGAGTTCCTCGATGCGTTTCAAGATCATGTCGTTCGTGATTTCGTCTTCCTGTCCGCCTTCGCCGAATTGGCCCAGAAGTTTCATCACCGTATTGGCGATTGCGACCCGTTGCGTCTGGCCCGTTTCGCCGTCCACAAACATATCCGCCACCTTCTCGCCGAATACCGATGCACCGCCCACGCGATTGATGAATCCCTTCAAGACTTCATTCAGCGACGGATCGTCGGCGGGCAGTGCGGCCAATACGCTGTCTGGATTCATGGCTTTATTTCCTCGATCTCGTTTGCCAACACGTCCAATACAAGGCATTGGCGCTGGTCTTTCGTCCGCCAGCGGTGCATGCGCAATTCGCCGGATATGCGCACCAGCGCGCCGACCGGGATAGCGGACAGCTTTTCGGCCGCCGGGCCGCGCGCCACGATGCAATAGGATTCGCCGTCAACCGATAAATCCACGCGGCTGATGCAGTCGCCGGATTCGCGCGACAATACGGGAGGAGCGGTCAACAGACCAACTAGATCGCAGCGCGCCCGTTGTTTGCCAGTTCCCTGATTCGCGCCGCGCTCAGCCATCGTTTGTCCTCGCATATCGGGCAACTGGCGTCGGGGCGGCAATCGCAAGCCACCGCCGGGGCGTAGTCGAGCAAAAGGGTTTGCAATTCGTCGAATAATTCATGGATGCGTTTCGCGGGCAACGATTCCAACGCTCTCTCGTATGACTGCATGACCCGCAATTCGGTTTGCATGTCGCGCAGTTGTCCGCCCATGCGATACAACCTCGCGCGGGCGATAAACGGGGCGGAGAGGCTTGGCCGCACTCTCCGCCCCCGTGCGTCGATCGGAACCCCTAATGGTTCCGGTTTCATTTACGTTCCTTATGCTGCCGTCGCGGCGTCGGACGTCGCCAATCCGCCCTTGACGTAGACGTAGCCGGTTTCGGTGCCGTCGGCCGTCACGGCGCTTTCGGACGTGCCTACGACCGCCGCGCCGGCCGTCGCCGGGGCGGCCGCGCCGTCCCCGTCGCACATCACCGACCCTTGGGCCGTGGTTGTGGTGCCGACCAGCAGTTCCGCCCAGCCTTCCTCGACGACGTAGAACCAGTCGTACTTCTTGATGACCGTTCCCACGGCGTATGCCGGGTCGATGGGCTTGGCGATCAGTCCCGCCGTACCGCCGGACGGAATCGCCGGGCTGGTCGTCACCGCGCCGAATTGTTCGGCGGTGGTGGAAAACGTCACGCACTTGCGGGCCACGGTGATGTTGGCCTGCGCCTGCACCGCCCGCAACTTGATGGTTTGGTTGGGGTAGATTACGTCGTCCTCGATGTCGAACGTCCGCCCGGCCAGATCGGGCCGGTAGGCGGTCGCCTCGCCGACAAGTCCGGTAGCGGTCGGCAACACCGAAAGCAGTCCGTTGGGACCGGCGATGTAGGCGTCGAAGCTCCCCGTTTTTCCGCGCGGAAAAGGTAGGTTTCTGGTGCTCATTGTTTATCTCCTGAATTGTTTGCTGTTGGTGTTCGCTCGATTACGCTTAGGTTCCTTCGGAGGAAGCCGGAACCAGACAGGGGAACAACGCGGGCGAAGAGAACTGCATCTGCATACCGCTCGACAACTTGTAGAGGTCGTCGGACGACACGATGTCGTGATCCTCTTCGCGTTCCACGAGTTGGCTCTGCAACAGTCGCAGTTGCATGGCGTCCCATGTGAATCCGGCGACCAGGCCGTCGGGCACGCCGTAGCCGGGCAACAATTCGATGCCGTTGTATTCCAGCGACTTGAAACCGAGACTTTTGGTTTCGCTGCTGGAGGTAACGGTGATTTGCTGTTTGTCCTCCAGGCTATCGACCGCCTGCCGGAGCAAGTCGGCGTCGATGATGTACAGATCCACCGGCTTCTTGTGCAACTTGGCGTGGTAGGTGTTTACCGCGTTGAGGGCTTGCTGCCACTGGTTTTTCCAGTTGTGCGTCTCGCCGCTGTCAACGGTGAAGTAATCCGAGTTGTAGTCGCCGATGATCGGATGCCAGTAGTGGTAGGCTTCCGAGAACTTGCCCATCGGGAACGCCTTATCCTCGTCAACCGTGATGGCGCTGTCCTTGTTGCCAAGGTTCATCGTCAGTCCGGCGTAGGTGCGGTCCAAACTGCAAGCCCACCATGAACTGGCGCCGTCCGCCGGGGTAATCGGCGTATAGGTTCCCAGGGCGTTGTAGCAACCTTCGGCGGTCTTGGTGGACGAACCGCCGATTAACGAGAGATAGCCGTACAACTCGTTGCCGGGTATGCTGCCGTCCTGCCACATATAGAGGCCGAGGTAGTACAAGAAGTCGTCCATGCCCATCCGCAAGATTTGCTCGTGGATGTCGTACAGGCGATTCTTGTTGGCGACATTGAGTTTCTTTTCGAGCCAGGTCAGCCGTTCGGCCATGTCGTACCCGCACCATCCCAGCGAAGCTTGGGCGATGCGCTGCCGAACCGGGAACGACGCCTCGCGCTGCTCGCCGGTAATCGGCGACGGCTTGCCGCGAAAGACGCGGACTTGCCAGTTCAACCGCCCGCCGACGTTCTCGGCGTTGTAGTTGATAAGCCCCTTCTGGCGCATGTGCGCCATCAGCGGGTTGTTGTGGTAAACCGGTTCCTCGATTTTCTTCAGCCAAGCGTTGAGCGTGGCGGTCTGAATACGAGTGGGTAGTGAAAATCCATCGGCCATGATTATGCCTCCCGTAGAGGTGGTGAAGTTTGTGGTTGTCCTGTCGGGAGGGTGATGTTCGTCGCGGGTTGCGGGAGGCGGTTAAAAATGCGGAAAGCGGATAATCGCGGTCTGGCCGGGTCTCGCTTTCCGCGTGAAAGCGGCACAGTCACCCTCCCGCAAAGGCCTGCGCCGCTTCTCGATCTCATTTTTGGTCGGGGGCTTTTCCGGTTTCCTTCCAAACCATGAAGTCGCTTAATTTGTTGCCGTATTTCTTGAAATACTCCTCGTCGGTCATTTTGGCCGGGGTGGAGTTTTGCGCGGGCTGTCGGCGGGCTTTTTCGGGAACGTCCGGCTTTGCCTTGGCCGCCGGGCGGGCTTCGTTCATCGCGTCTCGCAGGGCTTTTTCGGCTTGGCGGCGATAAGGCAAGTTGGGATTGATTTCTCCCGAATCGAGGTGCCGTTGCACGGCCGCGCCGAGCGGGGTCATATTGCCGGCCGCGTCGGCGAACAACAGCTTTGCGTTGTCCCGCTGCCAATCTTGGAAGTCGCGTTCATTCTTGTCCGCAGCCAAGCGGCGTTCGATCTCGGCTTTGGTTTCCTCCGCCGACGGCTGTTTGTTGTTTTTCAACGCCTCAAGCACGTCCGGTATCTCGCGGAGGGCTTCCGATACCGCAATCTGGCGTTGGCGGATTTTCTGCTCGATGTCCGGTTGGGCGCGGCCCTTGGCGGTGGGCACCCACTCGCCCTTTTCATTTACCGTCACCCAGTCGTTGTCCCACACTTTCGCCGTCGGCGCGGCTGGGGTCGGCTGTTTCCCGGACTTCAACGCCATCACGTTGCTCAGGTCTTGGGCCGTAATGCCCATAGCCTCCAGGCGGTTGACGAACTCCGCGTCGGCGCTGCGACTGCCGACCATCCGTTTGGTTTCCAACGCGGAGCGGAGAAACGATTCGTCGTCCTTGAAGGTGTCGAGCCATGACGCGGCGTCGTCGCCGAGCAATTCGCGGGCGTATTGCACGATCGCGCGGGCGTCGTCGGGGTTGGTTTCCGGCGGATCGGATTCACCTTCGGGGGCGGGGTCTTCGGTTTCCTTTTCGACCGGCGGGGCGTCGGCGACGGCGGAATCATCGGCGGGATCGGGAGGCGGAGAAGCGGCCTTGGCGTTGTCGGCGTCGGCCATCTCCATGAGACTCAGCGGCTTGTTCTCTTCGGGCATAAGGCACCACGTTTGCGGGATAGTATTTACAGGTGGTATTGATTGCCACCAACATACTATCCACGTATAACAGGTGGGTGCCGTACCCGTCAAGGGAATTATTCAGAATTAGCGCACAAGACTATCGAACTTTTGCAGTCTTTCGCGCAGCGAATCGGCGGGCAGAGCGTTCGCCAGACGCTTTAGCACAAGAACGCGCGGATAATCATCGCGCAGCCGGGGAGGGCCGTTGGGTTTGCCGGAATTGAAGTGCCATGCGGCGGGATTCAGGCCGTAGAGGAGATAGCGGGCGAAGTCCACAACCCAAGCCGCCAGTTCCTCGTCGCGGTAGCAGCCCAGATACACCGCCCGGCCCCGCCAATAGATGGATGCCCTCCAAGCGCGGCGGTGTTTGTGATAAGAGATGCCGTAAAACTCGGTCTTTTTCAGCGGGATTTTTTCTTTTTGCATTTTTTCGGTTTTGCGGATTTGCGATTATGCTCCGGCAACCCCAGTTTGGGCGGCTTGCCGGTGGCGAGAGACAGGCCGGTCTTGGCCTGCGCGATCCGGGCCGCCTTGCCCTTGTCCGCCCCCTGCCGCAAGAGAGCGGCGTAGATGTCATGTACCTTGGTTCCGACCGGCATATTTCAGCCCTTTACTTTTGAGCCGCCTTCTCGCGGTCCTTGGCCTTTCGCATGGCCTGATATTGCTTGACCACTTGGCTGCGCCGTTTGATGAGGGATTTCTGCCGCTCCAACTTTTCCGGCGGCATGGTTTCCTGCTTGGATTTCGGAACGTAATATGAAGTCCATTTAGCCACTTCGGGGGTATCCGCCAATTCGCGGGCCAGGGCGTCCCGGAAGTCGATGTTTTTCCATTTTTCGGTGTCGTAGTTCGATACGCTGCCCAACCCCAACACGTTGGCGATATGCTGGGGCCAGCCCTTTCGCGGATCGGCAAGCGACCATGCTTCGCTCTGCATCCGAGAAGTGGGGAGGTAGTGAAGCAGCCGGTCCACGGCACCGATTTTTTTGCCGGTGATCTTCTCGGTCGCGCTCTCCAGGTCGCTGATTTTTCGGCCCGTGGAAAACTGGGTGTCCGCCAACAGTTCCGGCCCGATCAGCGCGGGGGGCGTCAGGCGGGAGAGCATCTTCAACGCCGTCCGCTTCACGTCCGGCACGCCCCCGTAGAACACCATATCGTTCAGGTCGTTCAACGGAAGCACGGAATTGCGGAAGAAACTCTGCGCCGCCGGATTGATGTCTCCGAAGGGGAACGTCTGCGTCTCTTGCAGGAATCGCGGCGTGTAAACGTCGGGGTTTTGCTGCGACGACAACTCCGTGATGGCGCGAATGGTTTGCGCCGCCCTCCCGCCGGGCTGTTCGGCCAGTTTACGCAACTGAAAAGGTACGTTATTTGAGGCGAAACGCCAGAACAGAACCGCGCGGGACATGACGGCGCGTGAAAACTTCGATTGCTCGTCGCCGGTGAAGAATGTCTTCAACACGATTTCCTTGGCCTGCGCGGGCGTGTAGCCGGATTCCCGCAAGGCGTGGAAATAGCCGTATTGGGCGATGTAGTTCTTGGCGTTTTGCACATTGCGGGCGATTTCCAGTCCCTTGTGCATCTTCGCCCCTTCGGAGAAGGATTCGCCCGTCAACATGCCCAATGCCTGCGGGCCGGGGATATTCAGCGGGTTCGCGGTTCCTTCCTTCCAACCCTTGACGACGATGCCCCTCCACAATCCGCCTCCGGCTTCTGGCAGCTCGGCCAGTTTCTTCGCCGCCCCGGCGTTTCGCAAGGCGTCGATCATATCGGCCGACGCGCCGAGTCCCAACATCTTGAACTCGTCCTGATATTTCGGGTCGATGCCCTTCCGCATGAACTTAACGGCGTCATACGACCCAACCAAAATACGATGAATCGGCGCATAGCCGGTTGACCCCGCCTGCCAGAGGTCGGATATTGAATCGCGGATGTGGCTGGCGGGCCAAACGGTGTAGAGAAATGTCTTGTAGAACGAAGATACGCCGTCAACGACATCGAGAAGTTGGTTGACGGTTTTCGGTTGCGTCATCTGGGCGTATGACATCAACGCCTTTTCAGCGCCCGGAGTAATCCGCAATTCGTCGAGGGCCTTGGCGATCGAGTCCGCGTCGGCCAGCTTGGAGCCGTCGAACCCGAACCGCTCGGCGTTGTCGCGGACGAACTTTTCCAATCCCTTCGGTTTCAGCCCCGCCTCTTCCCAAGCATGGCGGAGCGTTGCGCCGTCGGGCAGGTCTTGCGCCAAACGCACCACCTTGGGCTGGGCCAGGAACGTATGCGCGGCCTGCAATGCGGCGTAGTTGTTCAGCATGAAGCGGTAATTGCGCTGGGAATCTTCTATCAGGTCGCCGTCGAATACGCCTTTCTCCCATATCCCGTTGCCGACGTTTTGCAGTTTGCGCAGGATTCGCAACCGTTCGGCCTTGGACGCGCCGTTTAATTGTTTCGACAGCATCGCCCGCTTGTTCTCCGGGCTGAGGGCGTCGACGGCGGAAATTAAGTCTTGAACGCGGGAATCGTCCTTGGTCCACGATTCCAACTCGCTCGCGTAGGTATGCTGTTTTCCGGCCAGATCGCGGACCTCTCCGCTAATCGCGTTGCCCGCTTGGTCAAACGCCACCGGCGACTTGTCGGGCCAAGCGCGATCCAGCGCGGGAAGGATTTTTTGGCGGGCGTATTGGGCGCGAAGTTTCGACAGGTCTTTTTCGGTCGTGCCCAAGACTTTTTGCAGTTCGGCGACATGCTGGTTGGATTCCAGGGGGCGATACAGCGGAGAGCCGTCCGACTGTTGCACGACCTCAAAGCCGGAAAACAGCGGGTCTTTCGCCAGGGCGTCGATGGTGATTTCGCCCTCGGGAATGTTGCGGTAGTAGATTTTCCGCTCGATGTTGCTTTGGATTACGTCGTCCTCAGCGCCGGTCAGACGCCCGACGAACCGCCGCATGGCCTTCTCGTTGGCCGCTTCCCCGCTGCTGCGCGGCCAATACTTGATATACAGGTCTTGCAGGTATTTCTGGTCGCCGCCCAATTCTTCCACGGCCCCGGCTACGTGGTTCATGCCTTCGCGCAGGTCGGAGAATACGCCGTACATTTCGTCGGCCAATCGGGCGGTCTTGTCGAGCGCGTCCTTCGGCGAGTTTTCCGGGATTTCCAGAATGCTCCGCAAGCGGCCGTACAACTCTTGCGGATCGGGGATTCCGCCCTGGTCGAGAACCAGCGTGCGGGCGAACTCGTTGAAAGCCCGCTCGTCGCCCGCCGACTTGAAGTGGTCCCCTAATTCCTTGAAGGTGGTTTTTAATTCCGCCGACGCCTTGGATGCAGACAGCATCATGTTGTCGGCGGCGGACAGGAATTGTTTGCGGGCCGTGTAATTCAGGTCGTTGAGAATCTGGGCGTCTCTGCCGAACGCCGCCATGCTGCCTCCGCCGCGCATGGTCGATCCCGTGGCGGCCGGGGACAACAGCCCGCGAAACAGCCGTACCGGGGTGCGGTAGGCCATGAAGTCGTTTATCGCGGCCGCGCCCTGAGCGGCTGCCTTGCCCAGCGGGCCGGACTTTGCGCCGAACTCCATCCACGGTTTCTTGCTTGCCCCCAGCCATTCAGCCCAAAACGGAGCGTGGAGGGTGGCGACCGGGGCCTCGCCGGTGCGGATGGCGGCTGATAAGGTGGTCGGGGTGTGCGCCACTACGTCGCCTATTTTTCCGGCCTTGAGAAGCCGAGTTTCTTCCGCCAGACTTCTGACGGCCCCGGCCGCCTTGCCCGCAAGTTTTAATTCCTTGGACGCCTTGGCGGCGATGGACGCGCCCTTGGACAATGGACCGCCGATAACCGTAAACGGATCGAACGCGATGTCCACGCCCAGTCCGCCGAGCATCCGGCCCCAATCCAACTTGCCGGATTCGTCCTTTGGGCCTACCATGCCCCAGCGTTCCAACAGGTCTTCGCCGTAGATTCGCTGTTTCGGGTCCGTAATGCCCAGCGTGTCGGAAAACGGAATGAGGTTTTTCAGCGCATCCCAACCCTGCCCGCCCATTAAGCCGCGCACCGCCGCGCCGGGCTTGTCGAGAGTTTCGCCCGCGTATTGCACCATTCCCATTGTTTTGCCCAGCCACGAGGATTCTTCCTCCGGCGTGATGGGCGGGTTGTACTCTCGTTGTTTCGGGCGGATGGGCCGAGGTTCCGCGTCGCCAAACAGCATCGGTATTCCCGGCGGCGGCGCGATCGTCATGGTTGACAGATCGCTTTCCTCCGGTTCACCCAGGCGCGGAACGGTTGAAGCGGGGAAATACGGCGGCGATAGTCGGGGTCTACGCATCAATACAGTCCTAAGCCCATTCCAGTTCCAGACAACGATTTAATAAACCAGTCCTGCCGAGGCGACGGTTGTTTCGGCATGCCAAATCCAGCAGGCGATTTAATGCCGAACAACGCGAAAATATCGCTTTCTGGAATTCCGTGTCTAACCCCTATCGCCAACGCCTTTTCCAGGTAGGGGCCTCCGTTGATTCCTTGAGTTCCGTATTTGACCGCTTTCGTAAAATTCTCCAGGTCTTCCGGGTCCGTGATTTTATCCTGCGCGGATTTCAACGGACTTGTAGGTCCGCCAAGTTGCGGCCCTTGCTGTTGTCCGCCGCTCGGCCGCATCCCCATGATCTTTTCCATTACCGCCGGCGTCATTTCGTTGTTCTGAAACGCGCCCGCCAGAGCGTTTAGCCATGCGATGTTTTCCTGCATCTTCATGGCGTCGGGATGGTATGTCGCGGCTTGCGGACCAGCGCCCATCGCCACATCCAGCGGACTTGCCTTCTGGCCCAAACGCAACAAACGCACCTGAGAGACCGGCGCGCCGCTGGCCTTGGCTTCCAGCTTGTCCCGGCGCAATTGCAATTCCTCTTGCTTGGCGGCCTTGCGTTCCTGCGCGGCGGACTTGTTGGCTCCTAATTGCGCCCGCTCGTCGGGCGTATAAACGCCGCTGTCTTCACCCGTGCCGATCATGCCCGCCCACGGAATACGGTCAACCGGCGTCCCCGACCCAAAGGCGTCCATGTTTCGTTTCTGCACATCGGCCATGCTTCCAATGAACGGGGCCAACGCGCGAGACCGGAGCGCGGCGCGGCCCTCCGGCGTTTGGGGCTTCCTGCCGCCCGGCAAAAGCATGTCGCCGCCGCTTACGGTCGGAAGCGGGTGGAGCGTGGAATCAATTCGCTTGCCCCACAGAGACGGAGGACTGATCTGCAATCGAGGAGGCGGCACATTAAGTTGCGGTTGGGCGGCGCGACCCGGCGCGTTGGCGGACTGTTGGGAGAACGCTTCCGGTCCATTCAGATTAAACGTCGGCCCGCTTGCGGGCATTGCCCCTCGATAACCCGCTTGCATGTTTCCTTCGGCGTCGTATCGCGGATCGTATAGGGAGCGAGGGTCTATCTGTCCGCCGACGACGCCGCCGACCCGTGGATATGTCCGTCCGACATCGTTCCAAGACAAGTCTTGATTCAGGCGCGGGCCTAACGACGATGTGGGCACATTGTAGTTCGGACCAAGTACCGCGAGAGTGCGATTCCGGTTGCGAGACGCGGAGCGAGTGATGGTGGCAGGCATGGCATCCTCCTTAAACGCGGGATGGATGCTTTTACCATACCATTATTCGGTACTACGTCAATACACCCAATGGCGGGGATGGTAGTTTAACGTCCTCTTCCAGTTCGTAATACTCCCGCCATTGCTCCACGGTCCAGAAGATTTTTTCGTTCACGACCCCGCCCTTGGTCTTTATGCGCTTGCGCGGCTTCGGATCGGGCGTGAATCTCGGCCCCTCTTTTATTTGGCTTGCCAGCGCGCCCCATGGCGGCGGCAGTTCGCCCCGCCGCTTCGCCCGATGGAACCACGATACGGCGCGATAGTACATCGACCAACGGGCCTCGTAACTGCGCAGATGTTCCGGCAAGCCGCCTTCCTTGTGCCGGACCTTGCCCCACGGCAGGCCGCGATGGTCTTTCACGCCTCGCACCCACAGGTCGGCGGCGATACCGTCGAACTTCTCGCCTTGTGCTTTGCGTTCGGCAATCTCGGCGATGATCTTCAACTGGTCGATGTCCCACTCCCAATGGTGGCCGTTGCCGATCTCATCCTTGATCTTGCGGCGGCCGAACCCGGCGCGGACGACGAACAGTTTTAACTCCTGCTTGCGACGTATGGCCCGCACGGTTCGCTCTTTTATCCAGCGGTGTTCCAACTCCGCGCCGAGTGCCAGCATCGACATAACCATGAATCCGGCGTCGGTTGACGTGTCCAGGTCTATTCCCATAACCTGCATCACGATCAGCTTGACGCCGTGCCGTCTCAGCCTTTCGACGGTATCCATGATGTCGGCCATGTTGCGGCCTACGCGGTCCAGAGCCGTTACGATCATCGTGTCGCCGGCTTTGAGGTTTTGCAGAATCCATTTGCCCATCGTGCGGTGGCGGAATTTGACCGTGCCGGACGTGCCTAAATCTTCATGGAGTATCGTTGGCTCCGCCCACTCGTATCTTTTGCATAACTTTCGTATTTCGCCTGCCTGAATCTCCGGCGATACCTCCTGTTTGTTGGTGCTGGCCCGCGTCATGCCGTATATCGTGCCCACGGCGATTGCTCCTAGTGCTGAATGTGAAGCAGATAGATTATCCATGCGACGAAACCCGCTCCCATAGCCCAGCCGAGCCAATCCTGCCAGTTTTGTTCCGATGGGACATATCTGCGCTCCCGTTCGGCGCGGAGTTGCCGATGGAGTCTGGCTTCGTAGCGGCGTTTCGGGTTTTGGCGGCGGTGCTTCGTCGGCTTCGGCGCATTGGTTGAGGCTGGAGCTTGCGACGGCGGCAATGCCCCGGCGTCCGCCAACGCCTTCAACAGCTTCGGGTCGGGATTAGGTATGCGTATCATGCTTGTCGCCCTAGTGGTGAAAGAAAACCTCCCGCCGGTTCGGATACCCTAGGTGTATAGGGCGCGCCGAACTTTACCGCACCCCTGCGCGGCGGGAGGAATACCTACTTCGTTTCCTTAAGCATCTTGTCGAACTCTTCCTGTTCGCTGTCCCATTGCTTCAACACGCCGCGAAACATCTGAACGATCATGTCAACGCTGCCGTGCAGGGTAATCTCCGCCAATTTCCGGCGGGCTTCCTCCTCGGCTTGCCTGCTGCCGTTTTCCAGTCCCGCCACAAGCTGCTCCAGCCAGTGGATATTCTTAGCCCGTTCCTTCATGGCCTTACGAATGCGGTCTTTGTCGCTCATTCTTTTTTGCCTCCGTTGGAGGAACACTACTTCATTCCTCTTCGCAGTCGTGTTGTTCGCCTCTGCAAGTATCGCAACAAGGAACGTCCTCGTCGTAAAACAGATCGCATTCCTTTCCGCAATACGCACAATTAGCGCGCTTGCTATGCGATTCTTTTTTTGTTTTTCTCAACCGAGCTTCCAAAACTCGCATTTCGCGTTCGTCCTTTTTCATTTCATTTCTCCTCATGGTTGCCAGGCGCTCCCGCTGTCAGGCTCGCGGGTTCCCCGGCCTCGTTGCCCAGCCGGCGGGCTTTGTCTTTCACTCAAATTGTTTTATGTGCGCCTCTGCCTTCGTTGGATTATCAAACCTCAAGGCATGGCGTTTTTTGTATGTAAAGCGGCATCCCGAACCAGTCGGATCATCGCTGCGCATATATCCAAGGAATTCTCCACTCGCGTTATCCATATCTTCGTGACGGGCAGGGGAAGAGAACATAACTGCTATCCCCCAGATTTTTTTCTTGCTCCACCAACGCGAAACATCGGAAACTTTGTAGGTTAGCACGTTAATCTCCTTTAGTGCCATGCAAAACGCTGTTACCCCGCGTTAAACGAAGCCAGTATCACGCAGGGGATGCCGTCATCTTTTGTGTAATTGCCAAGCAACTCAACCTTCACATCATGGGGCGAGCGACACCAATCAGTGTACGGAGCGTTCCAGTCCTCTTTTGTCATGGGCTTGCCGTTGTGCGGATTCATGTTGCGCGCCGTGTCTTCGTCTGGTGCAGCGACAACCGCCGCATCGTATGTATCGTAGTCATCATTACTATCCTGACTGATTAAATAAAGTCGCATCATTTTAGTTCCTTGTTCGGTGATCGAGTTCATTCGCTCGATCTGCCTCTATGTCATTGTCGATAATCCCTGGGAGGCCGGACAGGGCGTGCCATTGTCTGGACCCCGCCCGGCGCTGCCGCGCCCTTTACCTCGCGGCTCCCAAGGCAAAAGCGTTTTAATTATCATCTGGCGTCTGCCGTCTTGCAACCTTCTTGCAACAGCGCCAATAAGCCCGGAAGTTGGTTGAACGACGACGCCGGTTTGCGGTGGATTTTACCGTCGCAGTGCCAGCATATCCGCTTGTCCGGGTCGATGGTCGGAAAACTGGTCGCCTTTGTTATTATATCGCCGCACGACCAGCAATGGCAGGCGTTATCGCTCATCACGCCACCGCCTTTCGTTTCAGCCCGGCCAACTCGCCTTGCAGCGCCGACAGCGCAAGACGCATCGAGTAGCGGTCGTTTTCCCAGCCGAGCGATTCCAGCCCGAGCGGAAACGGCGTATCTGCGCCCGCCTCCAGCTCCCATATCCATCGTAGTCGATCTTGGCACGACTCCGCAAACGTGGGGCCGGATGAAAACGGAAACACGTCGAACCGCTGCAACAGCGCTCGGTCCAGGCCGCTTGAATCGTTGCTCGTCGCCACTACAATCAGCCGAGACGGCATATTCTGTTCGGATAGGTGGTTTTTCAACGCCGAATTGACCTGCTTGCTGGCGACAAACTCCAACTCTTCGATCAACAGCACATGCCAATCGGACCCCATCATGGGGCACAATCGAAACGTGTGGCCGAACAGCCGGTTCACGTCCTCGATCTTCAAGTCTGCCCCCGAATACTCCATGACGGACCAGGCGTTTACCTTCAGGTCTTTGATAAGGGCCTGCGCCGTGGCCGATTTGCCGACCCCGCCGGCCCCTGTCAGCAAGATGCAGCATGGATACGGTTCGATGCAGAGCGTTTTGAGACGGCGCACAACGCCCGGCTGGCCGACGATCTCATCAAGCCTAACGGGCTGATACTTCTGTGAGAGTTTCATGGTATGGCACTTTCCGTAAAGGATTTAACGGTATCCGATGGCCCCTGCCGAAACAGGGGATAGCGGGACCGTTTTCAGTCACACATCCGCCAATTGCCGATAAAGTTACCGTTAATATCTCGGCACTCACCGCTTTCCGCTCCCTCCTTGATTAGGCTGGCGACTTCTTCGATGATTCTAGCGGCCTCTGTGGCCGGATCATCGTCGAACGCAGCATTATCCATATCAAATTGCATGGTAAATGACATAATCTCTCCCTTTACATAACGGATTCCTAAGTATCTATAACTACCATATTTGCACACACTCCCGTCGTCCGAAACGAATCGCGGCCGGAAAACGCGCCGCCATCCAGCGGTCCCCACGTTGCCCCAACCGATTCCAGCCAGGGAATCGCTTTTCGGAACATTCCGCCATTCGCCATAAGCGCAACGAGTCGCCCATCCTTGCAAAGGAATTGATAGG